CATGCCCATCCGATGGCACCCACACCGGCGCATGCATCACATCAACCCGCCTGGGCTGCGCCAAGCGCCAGACCTGCAGCCGCGCATTCCGGGCCGCCTCGCGCTCAGCCTGCACAAAATCTGCGCCACTCATTGCGCGCCCCCGGCGCCGTTGGCCTTGGCCGCGGGTACGGCGTTGTAATGGGCAATGTCCTCACGCGCCCTGTTGAACGCGCTGATAAAAATCTCAGCCGCCAAGCTGCCAAAAGGGTAGGGACACGCGTCTTTGATGTGGTCATACAGCCAGGCGGCCTTTTGCGCCTCAGCAATGATCGCCGTGGCATTGTGTTGGATAGGTGTCATATGATCTGTCATAAAAAATAAAATATGAAATAGATAGCAACCAGCGCAATGTTTACGCCGCTTGCAGCGCCCTTACAGCCACGCGCAGCGACACCACATCGGCCAGCAGCTCAGGCCCCGCATGGCGCCCGGCACCGTCAATCAGCCGCAGCCGTGTCGCCCGCACCTCCACCGGCGTGCCCGGCGTCAGCTCTGCGCTTTGTACGCACCAAAACCCCAGTGCATCGTCCCCGCTCCACACCAGCCGCCAAGGCACCAGCGCATGCGCCGCGCCGTCCGGTCTGCTGTACGCCAGCAGGGACACTGAAAATGTGCCATCTGCCGCCGTAGTGCCTAGCGGCTTGGTACGCTTGGCCAGAAACAACGTATTGGTGTAAGACTCGCCAAGCATCACAGCCACCCCGCCAGATAGCCCACCGAAAAGCCAGCAGCCACAAGTGCCGCCAGCGCGCTCGCCCCGTACACCGCCGCCATCTCCAGCACATCGCCCATAGTCAAAAGCGGCGGGTCCAGCGGCTCGGGCTCAGACCCCGAAAACCACACATTCCCACCGCCCAGCTCAGCCGCATACGCCGCCCCACCAGCCCGCGCTGGCGCAGGCGAAGAGCAATCGCAATTACCCCGCCCCTGGCACACGCCCAACTGATCGCAGGTGTATCTTTCATCCAGCGCCCCCGGCCGCGTCACCACAATGGCTTCCGCCCGTTCGTCGCAATCACACTCCCGGCCCTGGTTGCAGTGCTGGTTGCAGGTAATGGTTGGTGTTGTCATGGTTGTCCTCATACCGCCAGCCAGCGAAACAAGCCCCAGGCAAGCAGCAGCCCGATGGCCACCGCCAGCGCCACGTCGGCTGCGCGCTCCCTGCGCGCCGGGCGCTCAATCGCGCAGGCGCTGGTGGCGTCAACGCCAAAGGCTTCGAGAATGGTTCGGGAAAAGCGGCGGGGGTTCATGCGGCCACCTTTCCGGTGGGCACAAACGCGCCATACATATCAAGCACATTCTGCGCGGCGTCAACCAAATGTGGCGGCAAATAGCTGTCAACACTTTGCGGCCGTGTCGGCGGGAAATCCATCACCTCGACCACGATGCGGTGCAGTACCGCCACCATGGCCGCCTCACGCGCTGTGAGGTTTTGCTTGACTGAGCTGCTGGTTGCCATCTTTCACTCCTGTTGCCGCCGTGATGTTTGGCGGGTCTGGGGTGAATTATTAGGCAATACCTACCCAATTACAAGGCATTGCCTAAATTTATTTTCAAAAAGCAACAAAAAACCCGCCTAAGCGGGTTGTCGGGTGGTTTTTCAGGCACTATTTCCAGATGCAGTGCCTGGCTTCGCGTCGGGTTTTGTCTTTGTGGGCCTGCGTGGTGAGCCATTGCAGGTTGTGTGGTGCGTCATCGCCGTGGCATTTGAGTGGTACTTTGTGATCAATCTGGTAGCCCGGGCAGGGTAGCCGGTGCAGTCCAGTGCCTGGGCAGGCTTGGTGCTGTACAAATTTCTGCAGCACGGCATGGCTGCGGGGGGTGCGTGCCTGGGCTGTGTTGGCCAACAGAATCGCGGCCAGCACAAGGCTAAGACTTCTTTTCAAAGGCCGCCACGACTGCGCTGAACATGGTTGCCTGGGTCGGCTCAACCAAGGCTTGAACACACCGCGTAAACACGTAGGGCACGACTGCCAGCGCGATGGCCCCGGCAAACCCAGCCGCCTGACCAACGCCACCGGTTATGGCCATTGAAACCAGGAACATCAGAGCGCCTAGCACGGATGACAACGCAGTCAAGATCCACAGAATTTTCATTTTTCATCCTTGTTGATTTTTATCATAGCATCAGTATTTACCCTTAGAAATCCCCCGTTTGGGGGATTGTATGTGACTTAGTTCACAAGGTAGAGTGAGGCGCGGGCAGCATTTTGGCGGGCGTTTGTTGAGCGCGTTGAATGGCTCCGGCAATGGCGTTTTCAAAAAACTGCCGTTCTTGCAGGGTGAGTTGCATCCATGCGCTGTAGTCAAAAAGCTCAAACGGCCATAGGGTTGGGTTTTTGACAGCGTACAAGCGTTTTGGTTCTTGGGCTGTGTGTTTGGCGTCTTCGGGCACGTCAAGCCACCACGCCAGTGACCGGCCTGACCATTCGACCAGCTTGGGGTAGTGGCGTTTGGCAATGCGACCGTGGTCATACCAGTCGTAAACAGAGGGCGGCTGCACGCCAAAGATGGCGGCTACGTCTTTTGGTTTCATGCCGCGTAGCTCGGCCTCGCGCTGTAGCTTTTTTCCCATGTGTGGCTGGTTTTCCATGGGGGTAATTAGGCGTTTGCAAAATATTTTCGGCAATGCCTTGTAAATGTTATAGGTATTGCCTAATAATGGAGGCATGGAACACATATCACCTGTTGACAAGGCTGCGCGCATGGTGGGTGGCCTTACTACGTTAGCCAAGCTGCTTGGCGTGAGTGCACCAACTGTGCACGAGTGGAAGACGAATAAGCGCCCTGTGCCGGTGTTGCGGTGCGTGAGCATCAGCCAAGCCACAAAGGGCGCTGTGACGCTGCAGGATTTGCGCCCCAACGACTGGCAAAAAATCTGGCCAGAGCTGTCCATCCAACAACAAGAGCACGCCTGATATGGACAGCCAACCCAACGACGGCAAACACACCAACCCAATCAAGCTCTGGCTTACCGACCGAGAGCTGCTTGACCTCTCACGCATGGCCGACCAGGCCGACCGCAAGGTAAGCGAGATGGGTAGGGTGATCATTCGAAAGTTCATGTACGGCAATATCGCCCCACCCACGCGGGCAGCTGAACAACCCATCGATTTGGCTTAACCAATGTCTATCGACAGAAACGAAATCAGCTTCGAGGTGACCGCCGATGAGGCAGCCGTGCTTGATGGCTATTGCCAAGCCAAAGGCATCAAGCGCCCAGTCGTCATGCGCAGGCTTCTCAAAGAGTGGAGTGAGGAAAAGCTTCATGAGTCAATCTTCGTGTGTCGCGTAACCGGTGTAAACCCAACCGACCCCGAACCCGTACGGCCTCAGTCGGGAACCCTTGCGTAACCCAGCGCACAGACACATCGCTATGGCCAGCTACCCCATTCCCCAATGCTTCACGGCACGAAAAGGCAGCGGCGCGTGTCAGCAGCGCGCAGTAAATGGAATACCCCCCGGCTTAAGGTACTACCCCACCCTTACAGGTCAGGGTAATGCGCACCCCGTTTGGGGTGTACATAGCGGCGACAAAAGTTACTGACAAAAACAACAATACGAGACACCTTCATGAGTAGCAATTACGATGACGTGCTAAGCCAACTGACAGCCGCTGGGCTGCTGGTTGAAAGCTTAGAGGTGGGCAAACTACGTCGCTGCAAGGTCGAAGGCGAGACCGAGCGGCGCGGCTGGTATCACCTGCATGAGATGCGCCTGGCCAATGGCGATGAATTGATTGTCGGCAGCTACGGTGTATGGCGCGGCGCGGTCAACAACGCCACCAAGGTCGAGCTCAACAAAACCGAACTCAGCGCCGAGCAGCGCGACAGCCTGCGCAAACGCCTGGCCGAAGACAAGCGGCAGGCCGAAGCAGCCCGAAAAGCTGATGCCGATCGCGCTGCCACCAAGGCCGCCGCCGCCTGGAAAAAATGTAATGCTCAAGGTGACTGCGAGTATTTAAAACGCAAAGGCGTACAGCCGCACGGCGTGCGCTTCAGCCCCAGCGGAGCCATGGTCATCCCGATGTTGGATGTAGCCGGTAAAGTGCACGGCCTACAAATCATTCGCGGGCGCGCGCCGCGCAAGCCAGCTGGAGAGGCAGGGCAGGGCAGCCCCACCCGTAAACTTCTTGAAAAAGAATTCTGGCCTAAAGGCCTGGTAAAAAAAGGCCACTTCCACCTAATCGGCATGGCCGTTGGCTCCCCCGTCATCCTGGTGGCAGAAGGCTACGCCACGGCGGCAACGCTGTTTGAAGCAACCAGCCTGCCAGTAGCCGTAGCATTCGACGCGGGGAATCTAGCGCCGGTAGCAGCTGTGCTGCATACCCGGTACAAAACCGCCCGGCTCCTGATATGTGCCGATGACGACACCTTTAGCGAAGGCAACCCAGGCGTTACTTGTGCCAGCGCAGCCGCCATGCAAGTCGGAGGTGCTTTTGTTGTCCCGGCCTTTACCGACGCTGCGGCGCGCCTGGCCGCATACGCGACCAAAGGGACAAAACTTACTGACTTTAACGATCTGGCTGCGTCCGAAGGCCTGCATGTAGTGCGCACCCAGCTTGAGTCCCGCATCACGGCATTGGGTTGGCGCTTGGGCGCAAAACCTGCACCCACACCGCAGGGGTGCGGGTGCGCTGAAAAAAACCCACTCAAACCAATTGAAACCGTAGATGAACTGCTTGAACGCTATGCACTGGTATACGGTCAAGGTGGCACAGTGTTTGACCACCAAGAACATTGCCTGCTACCGCTAAGCGACATGCGCGACGTGTGCATGGGCCGGTTCATTCACCGCGAATGGTCTGATCACCCAGAACGTCAAATCGTCCGTATAGAAAACGTAGGCTTCGACCCCGCCTGCACTGACAAAAACATCCATTGCAACCTGTGGTCAGGCTGGCCAACCACCCCTGTAGCTGGCAACTGCGAGTCACTAATTGACCTGCTTCGCTACATGTGCGCAGGTGACAGCAAGCCAGAAGAACTCTTTCGGTGGGTTATCTGCTGGCTTGCCTACCCCATCCAGCACCCCGGCGCAAAAATGCAAACCACCGTCGTGGTGCACGGCCCGCAGGGCACGGGCAAAAACATGTTTTTTGAAGTCATTATGGGCATCTATGGCCGCTACGGCCGCATCATTGATCAGAGCGCCATTGAAGACAAGTTCAACGACTGGGCCAGCCGCCGCCTGTTTTTAATTGCAGACGAAGTGGTTGCACGCTCTGACCTTTACCACGTCAAAAACAAACTCAAAGCCTTCATCACCGGCGAATGGATCCGCATTAACCCAAAAAACATGGCTGCGTATGACGAACGCAACCACGTCAACATGGTTTTTCTCAGCAACGAGTCCATGCCAACCATCGTCGAACAAGACGACCGCCGCCACGCAGTAATCTGGACCCCTGAAAAACTCAGCGCGGACTTTTACACCGGGCTCAAGCATGAGATAGACAACGGCGGCGGGGCCGCGCTGCACGACTACCTGCTGCACCTAGACCTGGGCGACTTTGGCCCAGCCAGCAAGCCCCCCATGACCGACGCCAAGCTTGAGCTGATCGACCAAAGTCTTGACAGCCCCAGCCGCTTTGCTCTTGCTTTTGAGCGCGGCGACATCGAGGGCTTCCCGGCCAAAAACCGCCCTGCGCTGCTCACACCCTGCCTAAGTCAAGACTTTTACGAACTTTATGGCGAATGGTGCCGCCGCCAAGGCCTCAAAACACTAAACCAACCAAAGTTTATGAACGCGGTAGACCGCAAACACCATGGCAAGGTTGAGCGCAAGCGCCTAAGTGGCAGCAGCAACCCGGTACGTGTGCTGCACCTACCCGGAGGCCAAGAAAAACCCGCCGCCGTAAACGAATCTGACTGGCTCGATGAACGTGTCGAAGTTTTTAAAACCGCTTTCAAAGACTACAAAGCCACCACCGGAGGCTACGCATGACGCAAAAACCTCATTTTGTGCCGGGTGTGCCGGGTCTGTGCCGGGCTTTGTGCCGGGTGTTTCGCTCTTGTGCCGGGTGTGCCGGGTCTATCACACACGCACGCACACGTAAAACCAAAACCACAAACACACCACACAAACGCGCTCACATGCGTATATATACCCGGCACACCCGGCACACCCGGCACATCGTTGATATATATACGTATTTTTCACACACACCCGGCACACACCCCGGCACACCCGGCACACGCGCCCGATCACCCTTATTTTTTAACCTTAAAAAAAAGATGATGGAAAAAACCCAAAGCAAAACCATTCGGTGCACCCCTGAAAACGCCGCCGAAATACAACGCATGGTCAAGAACTGGCCCCAACTCCACAACCTGGTGCAAGACCTACAAGCACAAAACCTCTTCCCAGGCCTAAGAGGGCTAAGCATCACGCTCACAGGCGCGCCCAGCTTTGTAGCTGGTGGGGTAACCGCAGTCAACCAAATAAACGCCTCCAAAGCCGTTTAAACGCAAAAAGCCCAACCCAATGCAAATCAACATCAAAATTGAAGGCCTAACCGAAGTCCGCGCCATGCTTGGTAATGCGGCCAAACAGGCCAACTACGCCGCCAGCCGCGCGCTAAACACAACAGCCTACGCCGTCAACGCCCAACTAAAAAAAGACATGGCGGCAACTTTCAAAGGCGGCGCCACCGCCTACAGCCTGCGCGCCTTCAGCGTAAAACGCGCAGACAAAAACAAACTAACGGCTGAAGTAGCGCTCCGCCAAGACGCACCCGCCGGCGGAACCAGCTACACCAAAGCGTTAGCACACCTATTCACCGGTGGCCGCCGTAAATTCAAAAACATCGAAGGCTGGCTGCGCGGCCACGGACTACTACCCAACGGACTCACCATTGCGCCAGGCCGGGGCATGCCATTAGATAGATACGGAAACATGCGCCGCGCCGCACTCACTGAAATGCTGGGCGCTATCGGCACACAGCGCCCAGGCCTGCGCATCTACCGCCGCACTGGCGCAGGCAAAGCGCAAAAAGCCACCGCCTACTTTGTTGTAAAGCCCGGCGCTACCACCCATCTGCACCCCGGCATCTACAAACGTCAAGAAACCGGCAACAAAAGCGTATTGAGCCCAATGATTTTGTACGTTGACCCAGTCGCTTACCGCAAATTTATTGACCTGGACAAGCTTGGCCACGAAGTCGTCACCAAAACCTTCCAGCCCGCCTTTGATGCAGAGCTATCAAAGGCTTTAGCGAGTGCCAGGCTATGACCCCCTTTCAAGGTACTACCACAACCATTTCACTGCGGGTAATGCGCACCGCAGTGTTGGACTGTTTCGTGATGCTCCTAAGGGGGTTAAGTGAGTAGCAATCACCGTATCCTGCTGGACTTCCAAATCACACAGGCTGACTTTGCGGCTCTGGTTGGAGTCAGTGAAGGGGCCGTCAGCGCCATGTTTACCGATGGCCGACTGGAGCGTGGTAACCCGGCCCGCGTGTGGCTGCTGAAATACTGCGACCGCTTGCGTGAACAGGCTGCCGGGCGCATGGGAGATGATGGCGGCCTTGACTTGGTGCAAGAGCGTGCCGCCCTGGCCTGCAGCCAGCGCATTGCCAAAGACCTCAAGAACGACATTGCCCGTGGTGAGTACGCCCACATTGGCTTACTGGCCGATGTGCTCGGTATGGCCAGCAGTGCCGTGGTCGACCGCTTTGACCAGCTTGAGGGCGCCTTGCGCAAAGCCTGCCCCACACTGGCCGATGACGCCCAAGCCACGGTGATTCAGGTCATTGCTTCAGCTCGCAACGAGTGGATCAGGTCTACCGCCAAGCTGGTCAACGAGACTGTGGATGCCATGGCACTTGAGTCTGAAGACGACGCCCTGGCTGATGCGTTGGGGATTGATGCCACGGAGTCTATGGAGTAAACACTATGGCAAAAGTTACAAAACTTGAAAAGTTGCAACGAATCTCTAACGCCAATGCACTGCTTGCGGAGTGTGGATATATTCAATATATCAAAGGTGACTGGTCTCAATATGCCCGAACTGAAACGCTTTACTTAAACTGGGCGTTCAAACTTTGGTGGTCATGGTTAAAGAAAGAAAACATTCGGAAGAAGTATAAAAAAGAGCACCAAGATTATTTGAAATCGCCTTTATGGCAAATAACAAGAAAAAAAAGGCTTGCAATCGATAACAACAAATGTCTTGACTGTGGATCTGATGCTGAGTGTGTCCATCATGTGTCCTATAAAAGATGGAAGCAAGAAAACATAGAGATAGATTTGGTCTCGCTTTGCAATAGTTGCCATTACGCACGGCATTTCCCAACAGGTCGGCTTGATCAATGACAGTGCAACCAGCCACCCTAACCGCCATCAAGGCCGCTGCCCGCCGCGCCCTGGCCAACGCCAAATGACCAACCCTAACCACATCACCCGCCAGCAACTAGCCGACCTGATCGGCGCGCGAAGCCCAAGCTACATCAACGAGCTGGAAAAAAACGGCCGTGCCCTCCGCGCCCCCGACGGCAAACTATGGCTCAAAGCCGAAAGCCTAGCCGCCTACCGCGCTAGCAAAGACCCCAGCAAACAAGGCGTAGCAGACCGCCACGCCGCCGCCCGTATGGGTATCCCCCAAGGTATCCCTCAAGACGAGGAACACCCGCCAGACGAACCCGCGTCCGAGGCCGATCACGCCGCCAGCGCCCCGCCTCAGCAGCGCGCGCCCCAAGGCAAAGTCAGCGCCGACCAAATCGGCAGCAGCTACCAGCAGGCTCGCGCCGTCAACGAGAAATTTAAAGCCCTGGAAAGCAAGCGCGCCTACGAGGTCGCCATCGGCACCCTGCGCGACGCCCGCGAAGTAGAAGGCCTGGTCGCCACCGCCATGGTCGAAGTACGCCAACGCTTAGAAAACCTCGCCACCAGCATCGCCCCAATAGTTGCTGCACAAACAGAAGAGGCGGCCGTGCGAAGCACCCTACGCGAAGCCTTTGAACACACCCTAAAAAGTGCCAGCCACCATTTTGACCAACTCCGAATTGAGGCGTCACACCAATGAAATTCCACATCTACCACCTGATCGACCCGCACGACAACTCGGTGCGCTACGTGGGCCGCTGCACCGACCCAAAAGCCCGCCTGCGCAACCACTGTAACGAATCCCAGCGCCGCCAAACCACACCAAAAACCCGCTGGATACATGCCCTGATGGCCCAAAGCACCCTGCCCGCCATGGTCATCGTGGCCACCTACACCGACGCCGCCGCCGCGCAAATTGCCGAACACGACGAAATCTTGCGCCACAAAGCCACCGTCTTCAACATCCACGACCCTTTCAAATTTCCCACAGTCATTGCAAAAAAAGGCAAAAAATGAGCAACCGAACAGCCAAAAAAATCGAACAGGTCGCCACCGAAGACCTCATTGCCTACGCCCGCAACGCCCGCACCCACAGCGCCGAGCAAGTCCAGCAAATTGCCACGTCGATCGAAACCTTTGGCTTCAACAACCCGATACTGATCGACGAACACAACCAGATCATTGCCGGACATGGCCGCGTCATGGCTGCCAAGCAACTCGGCCTTGACACCGTGCCCTGCATCCGCCTGCTTTGGCTTGACGACGCCCACCGCCGCGCCTACATCCTGGCCGACAACAAAATCGCCGAAAACTCAGGCTGGGACCAGGCCATGCTTGAAAGCGAGCTTGAAGACCTGGCCGCGCTCGACATGGATGCCATGCTCATGGGCTTTGACTTTCCAGAAGAACTGCAATACGCCGAACCCGCCGCCGCAAAACCCGCCGTCGAAACCGCAGAAGTCAACGACGTTTTCTGGATCAACATTACCGGCCCGCTAAAAAACCAACACCAGGCGCTCGATAAGCTGCGCGAAGTCATGGCCAGTCTTGAGCCCGTCACCGTCACCCTGGGGACTATCAGCCGTGGGTAAATTCACCGCCATGCTCAAAAAGGGTGGGGGTATCAAGTCCAATAACCACCCGCAAGCCGCCGCGCAAAAAATTGCCCATAGGCGCCTTCTGCTGCAAAACATCCCCGGCGCACGTGTTTTTGACGCCTTTGCTGGCTCTGGCAAGATGCACCGCGAGGTCTGGCACCAAGCCAGCCATTACGTCGGCTGTGACCTCAAATGGTACCGCGACAACCGCAGCGCCTTTGTCGCAAAAAACCAGCGCGTGCTGCGCTGCATCGACCTGCAAGACTTCAACATATTCGACCTCGACGCCTACGGCGCACCCTGGGAACAAGCCACCATAGTTGCCGCCCGGCGCAAACTCGCGCCCGGTGAACGCATTGGCCTTGCCCTAACCGACGGCAGCGGGCTCAACCTAAAAATGGGCACCTGCTCAAAAGCCCTCGCCGCCCTGTGCCGCCTGCCGAACAACAAAATTCCCGGCCTCAATAACGTCCATGCCGTCCTGACCGAGCGCGCCGTCAACGAGCTTGCCGCCCGCATGAACGGCAAGGTCGTCGAAAAGTGGGAATACGTTCGCCCAAGTGTCAACATGATGCGCTACACCGCCATCGTCATCGAGGCGATGTCATGACCTCAATGGTGCTGCGGTCTGCGCAACGGATTGTGGTAGCCCGGCGGCAGGTAGGGCTGCAAATCCTTTTTGATGTAGTGAGCGACACCCAGCCGGTTGACCAGCTCCAGGCACCGGTGCGTGTAGTCCTCCCAGTCCGTGCGCGCCGTCATCGGCAAGTAGTTGGCCCGGCCAATCTTGTACAGGTCGACAAACTCGTGCGTATGCTCGATGATTTTCAAGCTGGCCTCGACATTGATGGTCGGCTCCAGGCTCACCCATGTGTAAATACCGGCGTCATGAAACAGCTTCAACGCCGCCAGTCGGTCCGCCGGACCCGCCGCACCCGGTTCCCACTTGCGCGCAAAATCCACATCGTCAAGCGTGGTCAGCGTGCTGGCAAACGCATCGCGCCCCGGCCGGAACAAATCCAGGTCCCGCAGCGCCCGCGTGCCGCCTTTGGTCAGCGTGCAAACGCCCAGCCCGTGCTGTTGCAAGGTGGTGATCACCTCGCGCGTCAGCGCGTTGTCGCCCGGATGATACGGGTCAGTGGTAAAACTCAGCATGACCTGCTCAGTGATGCCCGCTTTTTGGTACTTGCGCGCGTCTTTGGTCAGATTCGTGATGTAGTCCTTGCGCTCAACCGCCCCCGCATTGAACTCGGTGCGGTCCATCTTAAGCACGCGCGGAACGTAGCAATACGCGCACGCGTGCCCGCAGCCCCGGTATGGGTTGGCCGCCAGCGGTGCGTATTCGCCCGCCTGCCCCTTGGGCGCGTAAATCATGCTGCAGTTTGGCAGCCCGGCGCCCACATCGCTGGCGATGGGAATAAATTTCATATCCATGTAAATTCTCCAAAATTAAAGATCGTCCGGCTCAACCGGGTCTGCCGCCACACTGCGCCAAAACCCCTCAATGTCCTCAACCAGCGCCACCTGGTCGGCAAAACTCAAGCCCTGCAGCTTATCGATCACCGCCTGGGCGTCGATGCCCCATTTCTCATACAACCCGTCCGGGCCGCTGTCGGCAAAATTTGCCAAAACCGCGCCGTCAATCAGCTTGGCCGGCTGAAACCATGTCCCGTTGCAGCAATCGCGCAAAGCCATCAGTTCGGCCTCGCTGAACCGCTGGGCAATACGCGCCCGCCGCACGATCTCTGCAAACCGGTCGGCAATGTCGCCCAACCGGGCCGACTGGCCCCGGTCAGCCAGCCCTTGCAGAGCCAATGCCAGCGGCTCATTCAGGTAAATCGTCGTCCTCTTGGTAGCCATAAAAACCCCTTCGAAAATGCCCGGCGCCTGGCCGGGCTGGTTGAAAAATCACAAAATCGCGCAAACTTCGCGCAACGGGCGCACCCGCGTGGCGCAGCGCTTGGTGCTGCCAAACTCGCGCCCAGCCACCTCAACCTCCAAAATCGAAAGGTCGTGATAACCGCGCTCGGCGGCAAACGTCTGGCGGCTCACCGCCTGTTCAATGGCCTCGTCCAGGCCGGCATAAAAATAAAACCCGCCATTGTGGTCAGGCGTAGCGGCCTCCACGCGGGCCTGGCCCAGGTGCCAACCCGAGTCATCCCACACGCTCACAAACCCGTCACCCGCCCGGCGAACAATCTTGAAGCCGGTACGCGGCGCCATGCACTTGGGCGCCGGGGCAGGGCGCTTGCCCTGGCAGACTGCAACCGCCAGGCCCAGCTCATTGCCAGCGGCCTTGGCTGCCTTGGCCGCAACCGCCTTACTGGCGGGCTTAACCGTCACGCCGCGCCCTTGGCTCTGAACCAAAAAATACTCTTTCAGAGTCGTTTTCTGCCCGTAGCGCGTGCCCTCGACCGAGCGAACGCAGACAAGAACGGCGCTGCCGGTGAAGTCGTAAACCTCGTGGTGCCGGGCTTCTCCAATGCGTTTGCCGCGCTCCTTGCCGCTGGTGCCCCACTCCATATTGTCAAACTGCGCTGGAATTTTCTTTGCGCTTTCTGCCCGGCCGACCAAAGCGCGGGCCGAATTGAGCGCCGCGCGGTCAAGGTCAGTGCTAGCCGCTTGCGCGACAAGTTCGCCGTACGTAGTACGGGCCAGGGTAGTCGTAACTGTTTTCATTTTCGATCTCCTTTGGCTTTCCCATTCGGGTGGCCGATTCAGGTTCCTGGGAAACGCCAGGTCGTTTTCTAACTTGGATAAAGTATAACACTACTATCACACACATGTAAACAATTATTTTAATCCATAGTAAAAAAGTCAAGTATTAAAACCATGCAACCCGCCAAAAATACCGCAAAACCCCCCAACGCCGCGCCCGGCATCTACGCGGCCATTGCCCGCGCCTTGGCACCGCGCCCGGCGCTCACGGTAAGCGAATGGGCTGACCAGGAGCGCCGCCTAAGCAGCAAAGGCAGCGCCATGGCCGGGCAGTGGATCACCGCCAACAACCCCCCGCTGCGCGAGCCCATGGACTGCATGAGCGTGCACAGCACCGTGCGCGAGGCAGTCATGATGTTCCCGATTCAGTTCGGCAAAACCGAGGCCGCCATCAACACCTTAGGCTACGTCATGGCGCACGACCCCGGCCCGGTCATGGTCTGCCTGCCCGGCGAGGTAAGCATGAATAAATGGGTTGCCCAAAAACTCAACCCCATGATTGACGAATCCCCCGCCGTCAAACTCGCGCTCACCAGCGTGGCCAGCCGTGACAGCGCCAACACCCGCACTTTCAAAGACTTCGCCGGTGGACAGCTCTACATGGAGCACGCGGGCAGCCCCAGCCGCCTGAAGTCCACCACCGTGCGAACCATGATCGTTGACGAGGTTGACGAATTTTCAAACAACCTGTCCGGCGGTGATGATCCGCTGGAAATGCTCAAAGGCCGCACCAGCGCCTTCCCCGCCACCAGCAAAAGCCTCTACATCAGCAGCCCGCAAATCAAAGGCCTAAGCCGCATCGAGCAGCTGTGGAACAAATCCGACCAGCGCCGCTACCACGTGCCGTGCCCACACTGCGGCCACATGCAGCACCTGCAATGGGCAGGCCTGCACTGGACACCTGACGCCAAACAATGCTGGTACGTGTGTCAAGAATGCGGTGCAACCATTGACGAGCACCACAAGACCCAGATGATCCGCGATGGCCAGTGGGTGCCCGACAACCCCGGCGCAAAAATGCGCGGCTACCACATCAACTGCCTCTACTACCAATTCGGCCTGGGGCCACGCTGGCTAGACCTGATTGAGACCTGGCGCGACGTGCAAAACGAACCGGCCCGCCTAAAAACCTTCTTGAACGACCGCCTAGCCGAGCCCTGGGAAGACGCCGCCATGCGCGCCGTCAAACACAACGCCATCGCCGACCGCGCTGAAGCCTACCCGCTGCGCACCGCCCCACATGGCGTGCTGTGCATCACCGCAGGCATCGACACCCAAGACAACCGCCTGGCCGTGCAAATCGTCGGCTGGGGCCGTGGCCTGGCATTTTGGGTACTTGACTACATCGAACTGCCCGGAGACCCTGCCAATGATGACGTATGGACAGCACTCACCGAGCTGCTCAACACCCCCATCCTGCACGCCAGCGGAGCCCTGATGCGCGTCGAAGCCATGGCCAACGACGCGGGCGGCCACCGCACCGAAGACGTAAAAAACTACGTGCGCACCCGCCGCGTGCGCCGCCCAATGGCAATTTTTGGCGCTGTGCCCAACAACGCCCCGGTGTTATCCAAAGGCAAGCTGCACGACGTGGACTGGCGCGGGCGCAACGACAGACGCGGCGTCATGGTCTACCACATCGGCACCGTAGGCGCCAAACACTGGCTCTACAGCCGCCTAAGCACCGACGCCGACAAGACGCCCGACACCCGCATCACCCACTTCACCGACCAGCTACCCAGCGAATACTTCCCCGGCCTGGTGTCCGAGACCTACGACCCGTCCAAAAACCGCTTCATCAACCGCCGTGGCGCGCGCAACGAAGCCCTAGACACCTGGGTCTACGCCTACGCCGCCGCCCACCACCCTGAGCTTCGCCTGCACCGATTCACCAAGGCTGATTGGGACAAGCTGGAAACCCGCCTGGTCGGGAGCTTACAAGACAAACAAGCATCTAGCCAAGGTACAGCAAGCGCAAACAGCTATCAAATAAATAGTAACAATCCCGCCACCCCACCGCACCCCAAGCCCTTCGCCCGCCCAGCCCGCCAACTTTACCGACCAACAGCATCATGGTA